TAATTATTTTACCCGAACATATGAATTTAGGTAATGAGATGTTTATAAAGATATTTAAGGATCGAGAAAGAAATCATGTTTTACTTGATTGGATGACTATTAAATCAGTATATAGTTGTGTTGAGGAAGATGTGTGTGTTTTTGAATTACCCTCTAGATATCCCAACCCTTTTAAGTCATTATATAATTGGATAGGCAAATCTGTAGATATCAAAGAAGAAGAATTTTTAATAACACCTTGGGGATATCAACGAGTGAATGCTTCTTCAAGTATAGGTTATGTAGCGGACTATGTTTTTCGAGTAGGGAAAACAGAAAGAACTCTTAAAACTCGTGATGATTATATTATGTATGATCATCAGGCTCCCGGTATGTGTGGTAGTCCTATTTTTTCCGTTAAGCAAGGTATATTGGGATTTCATGTTGCTGGAAGTGAGAGTGTTGGAGTTGGGATTGGTTCTAAGTGGACTCCCGAATTAGTTAGGGTTTTGAAATCCTTGATGTTAGAGGATAAACCTTTAGTAAGTTTGCCTTTTTCTATTTCAGATAAAGTTATGGACGACTCTAGTGTTTGTAAATTAAATAATCCTTCTTTAATTTGTAAAACTCCAATGACGTCCAATCTAGAACCTACTAATTTGTATGGAATTTATCCTGTTGATAGAGGACCCGCAAACTTGTCAAAATATGGTGATAAAACCCTTAAGATTGTAGCTGAAAAATCTTTTAAAAATTGTAAGCCTCTTTCATTTGAGGAGGTTGCTTTTGCAAGACAGATTCTTAACGAGATGATAGTTCCTTTTGGAGTTTTGGAGGATGATCAGGTTATTAAGGGTACAGAATTATTGGCAGGTCTTAATTCAAAGTCTTCAAATGGCTTTGGTTGTTTGAAGGACAAAGAACTTTATATTGATTTCGAAAGTGGAAAATGTACTGATTTGTTTAACCAACAATTAAACGAAATTTATACTAAGGCTGAACAAGGAGATGTTGATTATCAACATTTGTTATGGTTTGAATGTTTAAAAGATGAAATTAGGAACGATGAAAAGGAAGGGATACCTCGTAGTTTTAGAGTAGGTACTATACATCAACAATTTCTTATGAAAAAGTTTTTTGGTGTTATGGTTGAAAATATTATGGAAAATCGTAATTTTAATAAAATCATGGTAGGGTGTAATCCAATAAAAGAATGGCCTAGAATTTATAATGACTTACAATCAGGTCTTGTATTTGCAGGAGATATTAAAAATTGGGATGGGGGTATGAATCCTGTTATTCAGGAGCTGGTTGTTGATGTATTGTCACAGAAATCTCAAGGAAAAAATAAAAATTTAATTCAAGCTCTTTTAGGAACTCTCACTAATTCAATTGTATTGGTGGGTAGTAGGTTGTATGTGACTACACATTCTATGCCATCTGGTAGTTATCTTACTGCTATAGTTAATAGTTTAGTTAATAAGTTATATACTGCTATTTGGTATTTTAGAAATGTAGATAATCCAACTACACTAGGGTATTGGCCG